GAGACTACCAAATGTCACATCGACAGACAAAGGCATCCAGAGCCATAGCGTTAGGTCTGGTCTTAACTTTTTGGTGCAGTCTGCTGCTTCTGATATTAACCTTCTCGGGGCAATAGATATGAATGAGTATATCAAAGCAAATAAACTAAAAAGTCGTATTTTTGCTTTGGTACACGATTCAATACTTGCAGAGGTGCCAGAAGACGAAGTAGACCACTACAAAGATAAACTAGCACACTTTGTACAGTTAGACCGAGGTTTGTCAATTCCAGGAACTCCAGTAGGGTGTGACTTCGAAATAGTTCACGAAGACTACTCTGGTGGTAAGTTTGAGAAGATGTATGGTAATTACTTATAGACAGTTTAAAAATTTAGATTTCCCTTTATTTTTACTTGGCTCATCCAACTGGGAGTTAGTAGATGGACTACTGCTCTTAGATGGAGAGCTGCTGGACGATAAGAATATGCCAGGAGATACATTAGGTCTTAGACGAATGTTGACCCCTCATAAAAAACAATATCATCTTAAAGAAATGGTAACAACTGCAAATGGTTTGATGAAACAAAAAACAAAACATTTTATTGATAATAGTGGAAGACCTTTCACGTATGAAAAAATAGAGTTTGCAAAACTAAAATATTTAAAAATAAAAAAGATAGATTATAAAACAAAAGCATGTTTACTTTGGGTGCATGGATGTAGTTTTCCATTTACAATACCACGTCCACCAGAGCCAGGGTATACATGGGCAGGAATATTACATATTAGAGACAATCCATGGCTTTTGTATGAGTATGCAGAAGAAAAATTAAAAGATACACGAAGGAAAATATGAAAGCAGTAATGAGTCACAGAATCTATATGGATTGTCCTGCCGAACTACAAGAGCAAATTGATAGAGAGCTTACATACACAATACCTGCACACAATCCTTTAGATCCGCCACAGGTTATAAAGAATATGGGAATTATTCGTAACGGCTTGATCTCATTACCGATTGGAAGAACGGATCTAATACCAGATCACTATGAAATAGTAGATAAACGAATAGATAAGCCAGTAGACTTTCCAAAATTTAAGTTTACTTTGCGAGATAGTCAAAAAGCGGTTTATGATGAAATCATAGACAATGCAATAATAAACGCATGGGTCAGTTGGGGAAAGACTTTTACAGGTTTAGCAATCGCAGGCAAACTAGGACAGAAAACACTTGTAGTTACACATACAGTACCACTTCGAAACCAGTGGGCAAAAGAAGTACAAAAAGTATTTGGTATTACGCCTGGCATCATAGGTAGTGGTAAGTTTGAAATTGATGCTCCTATCGTCATTGGCAATACACAAACACTTTATCGTAATATAGAAAAGATTCGAAAGGAGTTTGGCACTATTTTATTAGATGAGATGCATCACGTTAGTAGTCCTACTTTTTCCAAAGTGATTGATACAAACTATTGTAGATATAAGATTGGATTATCTGGAACAATAGAAAGAAAAGATGGAAAGCATGTTGTATTTCGAGATTACTTTGGGAATACAGTATTCAAACCACCAAAAGAAAACTATATGACACCTATAGTACATATTGTACCATCTGAAATAAGATTCATGGACGGTGCAAAGATACCTTGGGCAAATAGAGTAACAAAGTTAGCAAATGACGAGGAATATAGACATACAATCGCAATGCTAGCGGCCGCCTACGCGGCAAGAGGGCACAAAGTCTTAGTTGTAAGTGACAGAGTAGGATTTCTAAAATCTTGTGCTGAACTTACAGGGGAGAAAGCAATATGCGTAACTGGAGAGATTCCACACGAAGAACGAGAAGAAATGATCGACAAAATCTTGTATGGAAAAGCAGAGGTTCTGTATGGAACACAAGCAATCTTTTCAGAGGGCATATCAGTTGATAATCTAAGCTGTCTAATCTTAGGCACTCCCATCAACAACGAGCCTCTACTTACACAGCTAGTGGGTAGAGTAATTAGAAAACAAGAAGGAAAAAAGGATCCAGTTATCATTGATATTCATCTCAAAGGAAATACTGCCAGAAAACAAGCCTCGAATCGTGTAGGGTTCTACATGAAACAGGGTTGGAAGATGACATACCTTTAAAAAATATTTCTTGACAATTTGGTGAAATTTAAGTATAATATATGCTCTTATTTGATTGGAAGAAGATTTACGAAACGGCACAGGGAGATGTTTATACCTGTAATTTAATAATGTCGATGCTCATCAAAGGTAGTGTACCTAAAAATAAGTTCGACCCGCTTTATAAATTTTCACATAAAAACTTCGCAGGATCGTCTTTTCTGGTTCATCCAGACGTCCTCATGTACCATTCTTATAAGTACACCCAAAGAGAGATCGCAATATACTATGCCTTGGCTTCATTACGAAGCTATGGAGAATATCTTGCGACTGGAAAAATAACATTAGATTCGTTGCACTGTCCAACGTCTCTAAATTTAATAACAGACAACAGGCTACTCGTAGTGGACGATAGAGATATATACTTCCGCTATGAAGAAGTCACGGAGACAATACACTAATGGCTATACAATTTAATCAACACAAGGGTTCTGCCCAAAAAACTTCCATTGAGACATTTCAGTATGTCGATGGCGACAACAAAATGAGAATCGTAGGTGACATACTTGCAAGATATGTTTACTGGATTCAAGGCGAAAATGCAAAGAATATTCCTTTGGAGTGCTTATCATTCGATAGGAATACAGAAAAATTTAATAATTTAGAGAAAGACTGGGTACGTGAGTACTATCCTGATCTCAAGTGCGGCTGGAGTTATGCAACTCAGTGCATAGATAACGGAAAAGTCAAAGTAGTAAATCTAAAGAAGAAACTTTGGGAGCAAATAATTACTGCTGCTGAAGATTTAGGAGATCCCACAAACGTAGAAACTGGATGGGATATTTGTTTCAAGAGAGTAAAAACTGGACCTCTACCCTATAATGTAGAGTATCAATTACAAGCTCTCAAGTGTAAGCCACGTGCGCTTACAGAGGAAGAGTTAGAAGTTATTTCTGATCTAAGGTCAATGGACGACGTTATGCCTCGCCCAACTCCAGATGCACAGAAAGAACTTTTAGACAAAGTAAGAAATCTAGGTGCTGAGACTGATGACGAAGCACTCGAAGAAGAGTTTAATGTAGGATGATTTTATTTACGGCAGATTGGCACGTCAAGCTAGGACAGAAGAATGTTCCTATAAAATGGGCTATCAACCGTTATCGTTACTTTTTCGAGCAAGTTCATGAACTGGAAAGCCAGTGTAGTATGCACATAATTGGTGGTGATCTTTTTGATCGTCTACCAAATATGGAAGAGTTGGAGTTATACTTTTCGTTTATTCGTAGAGTTACAATTCCAACAATTATATTCGATGGAAACCATGAAGCTACAAAGAAAAATAAAACTTTCTTTACACAGCTCAAACAAGTTTCTCGTGATATAAACCCTCTCATCAATGTAGTTGACATATCCTACATTGATGAGGAACTGGGTTATGGCATACTACCTTATGCTGATCTGCATAGAAAAGGTGCGATAGATCATTTTGATAAAACAAAGCCTTTATTTACTCATGTAAGAGGAGAGATACCGCCACACGTAAAACCAGAAATAGATCTGAATTTATTGGAAGATTTTCCAATAGTATTTGCAGGCGATTTACACGCACATAGCAATACACAAAGAAATATAGTATATCCAGGAAGTCCGATGACTACATCCTTCCATCGAAACTTAGTAAAAACTGGATATATTCTTATAAATGAAAATGACTGGAGTTGGATGTGGGAAGAGTTTCATTTACCACAACTAATTCGTAAAACAGTAAAGAGTGAAGCTGAAATGATTCCTACAGACTTTCACCACACCATTTATGAGATAGAAGGAGATATACAAGATTTAGCAAATGTAAAAAACTCAGACTTGTTAGATAAAAAAGTAGTAGTAAGACAATCAGAGACATCTCTTATCATGGACAAAGAGATGACAATACAAGAAGAGTTAATAGAATACTTAACATATATTCTACAAATAAAAGAAGATAAAATACCAGATATAATAGGAACATATAATGATTACGCTTCAAACCTTGAGATGGGATAACTGTTTTAGTTATGGTTCTGGTAATGAGTTAAACCTAAACGATAATACAGTTACACAAATTCTTGGAACAAACGGTATGGGAAAGTCTTCTATACCGTTGATTATCGAAGAGGCTTTGTATAACAAAAACTCAAAAGGAATCAAAAAAGCAGATATACCAAATCGTCACATTA